ACAATGTACAGTAAAGAAACTGTTTGTTTTGTTAATGAAACTCTTAATAAGTATTGTGGTATTTTTGATACCGATAAGCAAAAAACGTATAGGTTGTATTTTAACTTAATACCACGTCTTAAATTTAAGCGTATCAGTTATATTAAAAAGCCTAAAAAGGATAAAGATAAGCAAGATGAAACCGATCAACTTAAGATGATCGCAAAGAATAAAAATATGTCTGTTCGTGAGCTAGAGATGTATAAGATCATGCTTGATTAATTTAAAAATTATAGTAAATACAATTATGCCACAACGAAGTATTGATACTCTAGCTACACAAAAGCATCTGATTGATCTCTCTACAAATAATGAAGGTGATGTAGGGCTTACAGATGATTTTGAACTTACAATGATTTTTGACGATATCCTTCTGGTGGAGTATGTTGATGAAAATGACACAGGTGAAATTCAACGAAATGGTATATTTGTACCGACTAATGCCTTGACAAGAGCTTGGCGGAAAGCTAAAGTTATACTCGCCGGTCCTAAAGCGGAATATACAAAACCTGGAGATATTGTTATCTTTCCAAACAATCTTGGCGTTACTGTGGCTAATATTGATGTAAATGGTTCAGTTGTAAAAAAAGGGATTTTCCTAAATGAGGATAGATTGTTTGGAATTTGTAAGATAAAGAATGATAATACAAAGAGCAGCTCTTGATTCACTACTATTAAATAATGTATGTGAAATAAGATTTGTAAGACGTCGACCAAGAGCAGGAGACGGTCCTACAAGGAGAATGTTGTGTACAAAATCCTACGAACTACTAAATTCAGTAAATGGTAGAACCACATTAAATTTTGCACCTCCTAAAGGTCCAATGAAAGTTAACGAAGCTCTAGAAAACGTTTTAGTTGTATGGGATGTAATAATGCAAAGCTACCGAACTATAAGTATGAACTCATGTGACCTTATTCAGCAAATTCCAACTAACGAATTTTGGGAATATTTTAATGAAAATATATACCCAATGTCTCCAGACCAAAAATATAACTTTATGAATTCATGAATGTATCTCTCGAAAAATTTTCTGATTGCATAAAACCATATTTGCTTCAAACGGTTGCTATATGTACAGACCGCAAAATTATTAGAAAAGGAAAATTACGAATTTTTCAAATCAAACAACATTATGCTAAACTAACGTTAGAGGATGAAGTAAGGACCCGTATATATGAAATACCTTATCCATTTGATATATCAACATTAGGTACAAAAACAATACTTTGCTATAAACTGGATAAATTTTTAAATGTTGGTGATCTGCAACTACAGGTTAAGTTTTTAGATTCATCTAAAAAGTCAAAAATATATAATGAAAATTTATATATAATGCCTCTTGATGAAGTTGATTTATAGTAGTATGTGACTATAATGATTGTAGGTGATTAATAATTTATTGCAGCATTTTCCAGAGGGTTATGATCCTAACCCAACACAAGTTAAGCTTCTTAAAAGTATAGATGAAGCTTTTAATACAGGAAGTAAATTTGTAATCTGTAATGCTCCGACAGGGAGTGGTAAGAGTTTTATATCTAAATCATTAGGTAATGTTGCAGAAGAGAGTCCGGATGAGTTTCGACAGTTAGTTACATCATATGCCGCTTATAAAAGGACACAAACAGGTTATACATATCAGGATGAGTGTGATGAAGCACCACCTTTCGGCTGTTCAGCTTTAACTATTACAAAGGCTCTACAAGACCAGTATAAAGATCTATTCGATGAAACTGCAGTAGTTAAAGGTAAATCAAATTACCAATGCGCAATCGATGAACGCTATTCGGTTGATGTAGCGCCATGCTTACATTCCACTAACTTAAAGGCAGACTGCTGGGCGAAAAATAAGTGTACATATTATGAAGCGAGGAACAAAGCTCTAGTATCGCAGTTTAATACATTAAACTATAATATGTTTTTTGCTTTACCCAACCATCTCAAGAGGAGACAATTTTTGATTTGTGATGAAGCTTCAGAGTTAGAGGATCAGCTCGTTAAAGAATTTACCTGTAAAGTAGATTATAAGTTTCTAGTACGGATGGATATTAATGTTAGACCGTTAACTAAGCGCATGTCTGCAGTAAAGTGGTTGACAGAATTACAACTTGATCTTACTGACAAGATTGATGATATTAAAGATATTTTAGCTGTAAAGAAGACGAATAATAAAAAAGCTATTTTAGATATTACTACAAATATGCAAAGGTTGATGAACTTGCATAGTAAGGTAGAGCAAGTAACAGATGCGTGGCAAGAGTCTGAATATGTTTATGAGAGAGATGATACTGGTATAACGTTTATGCCCTTAAAGGTTGATAAATTATCATATAGATTATTTGATTATGCTGATAAAATTATTTTAATGTCAGCTACAATAATTGATCCAAGTAATTTTTGTAAGACATTAGGTATTACCGATTACAAATATGTAGAAGCTGAATCGAGTTTTGATCCTAAGAAAGCACCTATTGTGTGCAATCCAAAGTATAAGTTAAACTACCATACTATGGATAAGTATTTACCACGTATTATTAAGCAAGTTGCTGAAATATGTAATCATCATGCAAATGATAAAGGAATTATTCATTCTCAAAATAATAGTATTACAGCTAAACTTGGAACCATGTTATATGGTGATAGGTTTTTATATCGTGAGCCTGGTGTTAAAAATGAGGATATTCTAGATAAGCATATGTCGAGTGCACTCCCAACAGTTCTAGTTTCACCATCTATGTCGTATGGAGTTGACCTAAAGGGGGATCTAGCAAAGTTTCAAATACTTATTAAAGCACCATTCCTACCTACGAAAGATGTTAGAATAGAAAGAATGATGAAAAATGATTTTGATTGGTATCAAAATAAAATGCTATGTTCATTAATTCAAGCATGCGGTCGCGGTGTAAGATCTAAGAAAGATACTTGTATTACTTATATTTTAGACGGTACAATTGTTGACAGTATCTTAAGATCAAAACATAAGTTACCTAAATATTTTTTGGAACGCTTTGTTTAGTATTAAATATATATAGCTTTGAAAAACTATACTTACAATTTTGAAGTTAAGGATCTCTTAACTCAGTTTGTTGCAGCATTTGATGATACAGTTGTTAAACGCTATGACAAAAATAACAATGCTCGTCAAGAGGTAGCTGTCAGATATGTGTTCGCTCCTAAGCAGCGTATAATGTACGATATAGTTAATAAAGCGCAAAATATAGAACTACCGGTAGTTGCCATTGACTTGGCGGGTATCTCATATGATACCGAACGTGTGTTTAATAAACTCGATAATTTTGAAAATTACCGTAATTCTAATTCTTCTTCATCTATTAGAACACCAACTCCGGTTAATCTAAAAGTTAACATGTCTATACTTTGTAGATATATGCAGGATATGGAGCAAATTATTTCTAATTTTGTACCGTACTCAGATCCATATATTATACTAGCATGGAAAGAACCAGTTTCATCAGACGTTAATAATACTATAGAGATTAGATCGGAAGTATTGTGGGATCAGGATATTAGTTTAAATACCCCGACTGATACAACCTATAGTGAAAAATTTAGAATTATCGCTGATACCTCCTTTACAATTAAAGGTTGGTTATTTAGAAATAAGAATGAAGAGAACACTCCTATATACTTTATTGAAAAGAATTTTATAAATGTAAGACCTGACTTTAACCTTAATCGAGGTCTTTCATCATTAGATTATGAGACGTTTTTTGAGAATATATCATCAACTGTAGGGGACGTTGATACAATTACCCTTTCAGGTATTCCTGATATTACAAATGTATATTTTAATACTTCAGGTTCACTACTACCTATAGATAGTCCAACAACTATTGTAACTAATACTTCTTCAGGTGGTAGAAGTTATACACTATATGGTAATAACTATGATAACACAGAGTTTGTAATGCTCAGTTCTAACAGCGTAATTACAACAGGTTTCACTGCAGTAAGTACAACTTATACAGGTGAAGTAAGCGGTTATATTCTACCTTCTAGTCAGTGGAATGTACTTAATAATCAAATCCTCAACATCATGATACCAGCACTTACCGCTTCTGGTAGATTTGATGTTATTGTAAAAAACCCAGCGGGATGGAAGACTTCAGCAGAAATTGATGGCTTCTACTTCACCGCAGAATAAATAACTAAAGATGGCTGATACTTCTCCAACAAATGACGGTAGAGCTGCTACTTTTGGCAGAAATCTCGTGAGTTATATCTCGGACAGATTACCGTATGCAAGTCAACAAGATGACTCTCTAAATACCAAATATAAATACTTTTCTAAGCATGGTACTCAACGAGCGGAAGCGTTAGCAAAAGCATCCGTTACATCATCTAATCCTTATAATAATATTCCAATTGGGGATTTTGGTAAAGATGGTTCTTTCCAGGATGTAATGTATGCATCGCTAGATGCTGATAAAGGAGGCCGGATGCGAGATTATCGTGTTATGGCTGCTTATTCTGAGGTATCTGACGCTTTGGATGAAATATGTGATGAATGTATCAACGTTGATGAAAATGGCCGAGCAGCAAAAATTCATTATGAAAATATAGATTTATCGGTTGATGATAAAAAGAAATTAGATTTAGAATATGATAAATATATTGACTTCTTTGAGCTAAGATCAAAAGGGTGGCAGTACTTCCGTCAACTATTAGTTGAGGGAGAAGTATTCTTCGAATTAATTCTACATGAAAATTATACACAAGAAGGAGTTTTAGGTTTAATGAATATATCAGCAGAGATAGTTGATCCTGTTTACAATAATATTCAAAATATGCTAGTTAAAGGCTATATTTACAAAAAACCTATCTTTAGTACTACTCAACCGGATAAAATTGAAAAAACCGAGATGATACCAATGGAGCAAAATCAATTGATTTATGCTAACTCCGGAGTTTATAATGAAACAAAAGATTTTGTAGTACCGTTTCTAGAAAATGCACGTAGACCCTATCGACAATTGTCATTAATTGAAGATGCAATTGTTATTTATCGGTTAGTCCGGGCCCCTGAACGATTAGTTTTTAACGTTGATGTCGGTAATATGGCTCCTCCGAAAGCAGAAGCGTATCTTCGTAAACTTATTCAAAACTACTGGTCTAAAAAGACTTTTGATAATGATCAAGGTAGTGTTGTTAATAAGTTTAATCCACAATCAATGCTTGATGCGTTTTGGTTTGCTAAACGTCAAGGATCTGATGGTACATCAGTAACTCAACTACCAGGCGGTGCAAATCTTGGGGAGTTGGCTGATCTAATGTACTTTATTAAGAAGCTTTATCGATCACTTAAAGTACCTGCTACTCGAATAGATCCAGAAGATCGCACAGTTGATGGTACAACCGTACTTCGTGAAGAACTCAAGTTTGCAAAATTTGTTATTCGTCAGCAACAACGATTTGCAACTGCCATCAAAAGAGGGTTTGTTACCCATCTTAAGCTGCGAGGTTTATGGGATGAATTAGAGCTATGTGAGACCAATGTTGAGATTATATTTAATCCTCCATCAAATTATTTTGAGATGCGTGAATCTCAAAAGCTAGAACTAAAAGCTTCTAACTTTAATTCCCTTGCAAGTAACGAATTTATTTCTGTTACTTATGCACAAAAGAAGTACTTGGGTTGGAGAGATAGAGATATTTTAGCTAATCGTGAATTCCTACGTAAGGATGCAGAAATGCAGTGGGAGTTAGCGCAGATACAAGCCGCGGGTCCAATGTGGAAAGAGCAACTTGCAGCGTCTTCTGGGGCTGATGCTGAAATAGGAGGTGAAGGAAGCGGTGCAGCTGGTGGTGAAGAAGGTGGTATACCTGATTTTGGCGGAGGTCCAGCTGATACCGGTGAAGCATCTACTGCTGAGGCTGGCGCAGAAGAGTTTGATGCAGCGGCAGAACCAGGTCCTGATGCAGGAGCTGATACTTAAATGTTAAAAAAGCCGCTCCTATAGGAGCGGTCT